CCCCCGAACGCGTCGAGAATATCCCGCAACATATCGGCAGGCGTATCAGTCTCATGTTTAGCCGCGTGACAAGGTAGGCAAATATCGCCAGGGAATAAGTCAAGCGGGGCAACCTCAACCCCGCAAGCCGTACAAGTGACGTTATCCATTATGCGCCAACCTTTACCGCGTCCACACATACACCAACCGCGCCGCCGTCAATCATGCTCGACACCCAATGCCCGCCCCAACCCGCGCGGCGTACATATTCCGCGATAGCTGCCGCATAGTTCGCGCCAGTGTCTAATGAATAATCCCATGACACCGTGACCGTTTGCGGGTCACGCCCGTGCATCGAATTCTCATAGCGGCTTACCTTTATACGGCTGCCCCTATGATTAGTCACGGGCAGATACTTAGCCCGCAACGTAACCCGATAGCTTTCACTAACTTGTAATGGTTCCACTATTTACCCCTTTATATATCCCCCGCCGCGATACCTCTACCGCTACGGGATCACCTAGTCATTAGGTGATAGATCAGACACTAAGGCAAGCTTGCGAGAATGTCAAGCCACAAACCCAACTATTTAAAAAATATCGCCAGAATATATCAGTGACGCTAAGTAGTCACCAGATCACCAAGCGCGGCCACCGATCAACACCAGGACCAGACACCAGGCCCAACGATAGGCGGCACTGATCTATCTTTACTATTCACGTAGGGTAGCCACTTGTTCACGCTAAGTAGTCGGGGGTGGGGGGGGTCTTGCGGCCTGGATCAGTCTTGAACGGGTCACGGATCCACCACGGACAGTGGCCGGACCATCACGCACAGCACACAGGCAAGGGGGGATATGCCTTAGCACTCCCCCATACAGATACATATTAGGGTGTGTCTCTGTGTGTGGTTTTGTGACCACTCTGGGTGGTGGGCTGTGTGGCTCTGGAGGTGGTTCGGGGAAAATCTCACCTGTGTTTTTTTGACCGCGGTGGGTGGTTGATGCTGCTCCACCTTGGGAGGAGGGTTTGACCTTTGGGGTGGTTGGGGATATTCACATACGTGTGTGTATGTCTCTACCAGTGACTAAAGAATGTTTGTTGCTCCCCCCACGGTTCGCTCTTTGTGAGCAGGTCGCCGTAGCTAGTTTCTTTTAGCCGACACCTTGTTTGGTGAGATGACGTTCACCGCGCTGCTTGAACCAGTAAATAGTTCATCGACCCAGGTTCCCCTGTTTATGCCCCGCCACCTGCAAACGTGGTACAGCCATGCGTGCATCGCTATCATCCCGACAGTGACGACTTGTGAAGTTGCAACAGAGAGTACCACAACAATGTTATGATTTCCAACATGCAAAATAAAAAACCAAAACCCGAAGTCTCAATACAACCAATTAAACGTAATCCAATTAAAAGTGGACCCATTATTAAAATACCAACTCAACCAAAACCCGAAGTCTCAACACAACCAATTAAAAATAGGAAACCAACTCAACCAGCACCTAAAGTTCCAAATAGAAAATTTAAATAGAAAAACAGAATCTGCTGGAACCGTTAAGTACAGACAACGTTAATACCCCTATTACCTCGGTGGTAAACAAGGCCCCTGCCGAAAGGTGGGGGTTTTTTGTTTGTAAGTGTTGGTGGGTGTGAGGAGGACCGGAGCCATCCAGTTCATTAAAGTGCTGTTGCTCTACGGCACACCCACCAACGGTGGTAGATTATCAGAACAATGACAGCGGGGCGTAGCGGTAACTCGTTTCATTATTGCGGTGTGCTATAAATGTAATTGTGATTACTTGTCGAGGATGCGGTGTATCTAAAGAGCCTGCGAATTTCAGCCCAGACAAACGTAAAAAGAATGGCCTTCAAGCCAGATGTAAAACTTGCACAAACAAATGGCAAAAAGAAAACCCTGAATACGGTCAACGATGGTTTTTTCAAAACAAGTATGGAATAACGATCAGCCAGTTTCAGCAAATGCTTCTAACACAAAACGGCGTATGTGCTTGTTGCAACCTTCCCGAATGGCGAACCGACAAAAGAACAGGAAAACTCAGGGCTTTATGTGTTGACCACGATCATGCAACTGGTCGGGTACGCGCACTTTTGTGCGATGATTGTAATGTGGCGGTAGGTCGAATAAAGGAACAACCGTCTAGAGCCATGTTGTTATACAAGTACTTACAAGACCAGGCTAATCAATGACCGCTGGACGATCTGGTCGTCGTCAAGTACCACCACAAGACATCGCCCGATACTGGCAAGCAAGAGCTTCCGGTATGTCTATCAAGGACTCAGCCAAAATTGCGGGTGTCCACTACAACACCGCACAAGGGTGGGACGCTAAGAAACGTGAGGCTAAAGCCGAACTTGAAATAGCAAAACTTGATGGTGGGAAGAATCGTTCTAAGGTGGGTGGTGTTCAGGCTGATGCTTGGGCGAAGGTGATGGATGTTTCTGATCTTCCCCCTGTTATCCCTTATGACCGTTTGAGTGAGGAAGCACAACGTGGGCTTGTGGACTTCGACTATTTCAGGCGCAGATATTTGGGCCGTATCCCGTCCCCGTGGCAGGTGGATGCCGCATACAAGATCGAAGATTATTTGTTGTCTAACGATAAACAGTTTGTGGTGTTGAACTGCCCCCCAGGTGCAGGTAAGTCCACCCTGTTTCACGATATTGCTGTGTGGCAGATAGTAAAGAACCGCAAGATTCGTGTGATGATCGGCTCCGTTTCGCAGTCATTGGCGAAGATGTATTCGCGTCGTATCCGTGAAACCCTTGAAAGACAGTTCCCGTTGGACCCTGACCCTGTGCTGATTGACAAAGGTTTAGCAATAAAGGCGGAAGCGTGTTTGGCTATTGACTACGGTAGGTTTAAGCCTTCAACTTCAGGGTCGTTGTGGCGAGCTGAAGAATTCATTGTTGAACAGGAGGACATGGGTGGGTTGGATAACAAGGAACCAACTGTTTCTGCTTACGGTATTGAGTCTGAATTCATTGGTCATCGTGCCGATCTGTGTTTGTTTGATGACGTTGCATCACCGGAGAACGCTAAAGAATCTGCGGCAAGAGACAAACTCATTGAGAGATGGGATTCAATGGCTGAAGCGCGAGTCGATCCAGGCGGTTTGCTCGCCGTCGTCGGACAACGACTTGGACCGTTGGACCTCTACGCTCATTGTCTCAGCAAAGTCACCTACGAAGATTTCGAGGATGATTATGACGGATCAGATACAACGGACATTTCACAGGACACGGAACCGTTAAAGAAACAAAAATATCATCACCTGATCTACAAAGCATATTATGAGGATTTGGATACAGGGCTTGCGTCTAAACGGAACTCGTCCCCTGCATGGCCTAACGGACCACTCCTAGACCCTCATCGTCTGTCTTGGAAAGACCTGTCATACATTAAACATTCCAACCCATCCAAGTTTGCGGTGGTATACCAGCAGGAAGATCAAGCTGAAGGTAACTATCTGATTGAACGGGTGTGGGCTACCGGCGGGATCGGCCCTGACGGGGTGCTGTACCCAGGCTGTGTAGACAACGAGCGTCGCCCAGGTCACGTACCCCACAACCTTCAACCCCCACTTATCTCGATTGCCAGCGTTGACCCATCCCCAACAATGTTTTGGGCTATCCAATGGTGGATATATCAGCCTGAAACAAACCTGCGGTTCCTGATTGACGTGGAACGAGTCAAACTTACAGCCGAACAGCTACTTGGCTTTGACACCACGACCCGTGACTATTCGGGGATTATGGAAGATTGGCAGAACAGGGCTATGGACATGGGCTACCCCATCTCACATTGGGTAGTTGAGGTCAACGCAGCTCAACGATTCCTTCTGGCACACGACTTTGTTCGCAAATGGCAGTCCCGACACAACGTAAACGTGATCGCACACACCACCAGCCGTAATAAGATTGACGAAAATCTTGGTGTGGAAGCGTTGCTTCCACAGTTGTTTCGTTCCGGTGCGATCCGTACCCCATCTATGCGGGAAAACTGGAAAACACTTGCCTTCATCGAGGAACACTCGTCGTGGACTAGGGATAAGAAGAACGGTACTGACCTTGTGATGGCGTGTTGGATGGCGATGCTTCATTTGCCTAACTTGTCACCGATAAGTCGGCCACAAAAGAAATGGCGACCTTCTTGGCTGGTGTGATACCTTTATAGGACTTACGCGAACCGAGGTTTTATGGCAGCAGCAAAAAAGAAAAAAGGTGCAAGTAATCGTGCTGTTCAGGCACAGGCAGCCCGTAGCACCAAGCAGGGTTTGAAGTATGCGATGGAAGATTTGGTGGAAGCGGAAAGGCAACGTGGGGGTATGGGTCCAGATATGGATTTTTCTCCAGCAGTCAAGAGGCGTCTTGCACAAGCCAAGAAGTTTGTTTATGAAAACCGTTTGGCAGCCACCAACCCAGCGTCAGTCAAGGTTAAGAAAGCTGTTAAAAAGAAAAAATAGATGCTGACCACTGAAGAAATCGTAAAACTCTACGAACAACGCCGTAGGAACCAGGGTCCTGTTCAAGAGCAGATGCGTCGTGTACGCGATCTAGCCAACGGTGATGTGATCGTACCGTTAAACGAACTTGACAAGAACGCTAAATCTTCAGTAGCAAACCTGTTGGTACAGGGCTTGGATCAGATGTCTATGCGTGTGACATCAACGATGCCGTCACCATATTTCCCGCCAATCAAAGAAGGCTCAGAACGCTCTAAGTCGTCTGCCCGTATGCGTAAACGTGCGATGTTGTCCATTTGGGATCACAACCGTATGCAGATGAAGATGCGTCGTCGCGCACGACACCTACTCGGCTACTCACAGTCAGCTGTTGTTATCAAACCTGACTTCAAAACTTTGATGCCTGTGTGGTCTGTGCGTAACCCGTTGGATACTTTTGCTGCACCTGTAGATGATCCTGATAACCCGATCCCAGATGACTGCATTTTCACGTATCGTGCCAGCGCAAGCTACCTGCTAGAAAACTATGGCGAACTTGTATTAGGGAAATTGCGTTTAGGAAAAATTGCTGCCGACACCAAGTACACGATGCTTGAATATGTTTGCTCAGATTCAATTCAACTGATCGTGCTTGGTGCAGAGGACTCGCCTCACCTCACCACAGGTGAACGTGCAGGCATAGAAGCATTGATGCTTGAATACATCCCGAACCGTACAGGTATGCCACTAGCAATCGTTGCTAACCGTATCACTTTGGACAAACCGCGTGGACAGTTTGATGGTGTGATGGGAATGTATTACACCCGCGCACGACTACAAGCCTTGACCGAGATCGCTATTGAGCGCGGTATCTTCCCTGAAGAATATCTGATCGCACGACCTGGTGAAAACCCTGAAATTTTGCAGATCGCTGACGGTAAAGCCGGACAACTTGGTGTTGTAAAGGGTGGCGACATTCAACAGTTGCAACTCAACCCAGGTTATAAGACTGATACCGCACTTGATCGTTTGGAACGACAGGAACGTTTGGAAGGTGCGATCCCTGCCGAGTTCGGTGGAGAGTCAGCCAGCAACATTCGTACTGGTCGCCGTGGAGAATCCGTGTTGTCAGCAACCGTTGATTTCCGTGTTCAAGAAGCACAAACCACTTTTGAACAATCCATCCTTGAAGAAGATAAAGTTGCTATCGCTATCGAGAAAGCGTATTGGGGCAACCAAGAAAAATCTTTCTTCTTCGGACGCAAATCATCTGCCGGTGAAGAAACCTATACGCCAAACAAACTTTGGCAAACAGACTTCCACTATGTTGCATACTCGGCAGCAGGCTCCGATGTTAACTCGCTGATAGTCGGCCTCGGTCAACGACTCGGAACAGGACTTATGTCCAAAGAATCCGCTCGCGAAGCTGACCCGCTTATCAGCGACCCTGACCTAGAACATGACCGCATTATTGCTGAAGGAGTTGAAAGTGCTTTACTTACGAGTATTCAACAACAGGCTTCGGACCCTAATGGTCCGTATCAGCCAGAAGATTTGGCATATCTAACCAAGCTTGTTGTCGAGCAAGATGTGCCGTTGTTTGATGCTGTGCGTCGTACCGATCAACGCGCTAAAGATCGTCAAGCAGCGACAGCACCACAGGGCGCACCTGAAACAATGCCAGGACTGGCGATGCCAGGTATGGGTGGACAGATGATGGGTGGCCCACCACCACAAGCAGGTCCACCGCCGATTGACCAACTACTCGCACAACTAGGAGGGTAAGTGAGCGACATTCAAGCAGGAACAAACCGTGTAGCAATTCAAGCTGCAACGGGTCAAACCTACGGTAAAGCAACAGAGCAACGCAACGCTCAACGCGCTGTACCTATGGGAACACCACCAACAGAAGCACCACAGATTCAACGCCCTGTGCCTGGAACATTGGGTTCGTTGACTCGACCAACGGAACGACCAATGGAACCGATTACTGCTGGCGCACCATTTGGTGCAGGTCCAGGTCCAGTTGGTGCAGGTATCCCACAACCTACGGGTGATAACGCTTTAGAGGAACTGCGAATGATTTACCAAATGTTCCCTAACGATGACCTAGCAGATTTGATTGACTCATACACCCGTGATGGTTTGTAATGCCATCATCATTTATTGATGCTGTTTCTGAACAGCGCATAAACGATTACATCACGAACAGGGATCAACAGCACACCCTTTACCGCACTAATGCGACACCACAGGTAGCGCAAGCCGCCGCAACCATTTATCGCAACAGTCCGTGGCTTACCCCAGGTCAAGTGTTGGCTTTGGCTAAAGGTAATGCTTCACCACAAGCCGTAACACTTGCTTCACAAACACAATCAAACCTTGTACCTAAACTTCTTGACCCTCAGAAACCTAAGAAACAATCTTGGTTTGAACGCAACGTGTACGGCAAGGTTAAGGAAACTGCTCGATGGGGTTTCGCTTCTTTGCAATTTGCACCTGAAATGGCACAGAACGTGGCATCACAAATCTTTTCTGAAAACGATCCTGCTGGATGGGACGGCTGGTTTAAGTCAACCAATTTAGGAACAATGGTTGCCGACTCTGATGAGGCTGGAACAGGTTGGTTTGTTGGTGGAACAGCAGAAGAAAAGCAGGCAGAACGCGCTCGACAGTTCCGTGGAACGGTGAACGGTAGTGCTTGGACTATTGGGCGTGGTGCAGCAGCAGGAGTGTTTAAGCCTGGATCAGTTCAGTACAACGTGTTGTCGGGTTTCTTGGATGCTGCAATAAACGTCGTTGCTGACCCAACCGTTATTGGTGGAAAACTTTTGGCTCCAGTCAAAGCCTCAAAAGCCACGATCAAAGGTTTACAGACAGCAGAAGAAATTGCTGCTGCAACAAAGATCGCTAATGCTGGAACACGTGCTTTGGCTGGTTTGTCTGCTGCGGAAGAAATAGCGTTTGACTCATCAAAGTTTATGAAGTTCTTTCAAACTGACCGCAGAGCTGTCCGTCTTGTTGAAACTCTTGCTGATCCTAAGAACGATGATCCTTACAAGATTATGCGTGATGTGTTTGATTTCAAGATTGACATGGACACAGCAAAAGCTCTTGCTAACGCTGGATCGAAAGATCAGATTTATGCTTTACTTGGCGAGCAGTCAGCGATCTTGGACAATGTTTCAAAAGGTATTATGCCTACCGACATTCGAGATATTCGTGGAGCAAAGTGGGGGAATGTTGTTCGTGAGCGTATACCGATGTATAACAACTTTAGAAGGACGATAGAGCAGTCGCGTTTGTTGACTGAAGTTCCTGACAGTTTGGTTATTCACGGGTCTAGTGCGGATCGTGTTAAAGCAGTAAAGGATTACGGGAACTATCTGAACACTATTAAGGGTGGTTTTACCGACACCCCTGAAGGTGAAAAGTTGATGAAACAAGTGTTTGATGCTTACGCTGACACTTCTAAGTCTGGTGTTGACGCGGCGCGTGACGCTTTTGACGCAACAGTAAAAACGCTCATGGAAGCAGAAGGTGCTGACCCTATTCTGATTAAAAGCGTGTTTGACAAAGTTCTTTCAAGTATCGACGAAACTAAAGCCTATTTCGTCAACGAAGCTGGTGACGCTACCGATGCTGGATTCGTTCAACAGTTGATTGCTAGTGGAGTTATTGACGCTGCACAGTTTGGGAATCTAACCCCTCAACAGATAGCACAGTTTAGGTTGGTTGGTCCTGGCTCGGTAGTTGAACTGTTGAACTCTGCCCACGTTCTTCCTGATATTCGTGCTATCCGTCGAATGACCGCAAACCCTGTCGTTAAGCGAGCGGTGTTGCGAGAAAAGGATGGCGACCAACGTGCTGCTGTAGAGATTGCTGACTATTTGCAGAACAAGATTTGGAAGCCAATCACCCTTGCTACCGGTGGTTACATCATGCGAAATATGTTTGATGCCCAGGTGCGTATGGCAACTATTGGGAAAGATGGTTTCTTTAATCATCCTCTGCGATATATCCAGTGGGCTATGGGTGAAAAGGGTGCTGAACGGATCATTGGTCGTGATTTTGATGATTTCATTACGTCAACTGTTAGTGGATTTGATGATGCCACGGACTATTACGCGGAAGCGATGAAAATTTCTTTAGGTAAAAGCCTTGATGATGTGGTTCCGTCACAGGTTCGTTTGGTTAAGAACGGTTCATACAAGATTGTTAGCCAAATGTCAGAACCAGAATTGTGGGTTACGGGTCTACGTGATGAAATCATCCAAATCTCTAAGGACACTTTAGAGAACGCTGTAGCCAAAGGCATATCAACAGACGACTTGATTGAGTATTTGCGTACACAACCAAAAGGCCGTGAAGCATTGAAACAGATTGAGGACTATCTGCGTGGTGGAATCAATCTTGCCAAGGAGACCGGATATTCGCAAAAAGTCAAGATCACGAACGTTACTGATGATGTTCTGAAGGAATGGATTGACAAGTTGGCTAGGGGTCGTGTACTGGTTAAGACTGGTGGCGATGAAGAACTGATGATGGCTATTGCCTACAAGCGTGTCCCTTTAGCAGATACATTTGACAACAGTTTCAAAATACTTACCCCTAAGACCGTGGAACTCGACGGCGTAGTGCGGAATGTTCTTGATGGACCACAGATACCAGGCAGAGGTTCGTTGATTGACATGGGTGTTGACCCCACTACCAAGAAACAAATACTTGCTGTTGTCACCAATGAATCGGGTGGAAGATGGCAGTTACAAAGTGTTTCAACAAATCAGTTTACTGGTGTTGGTGTTGAGGCAGATGAGTTGGCGCGTGGTCGAACAGAGCTGACCAAAATGATCCAGGATAAGAGAAGTGTTCCAAATAATCTTCCAGCAAAAGTCAAATATGCTGAACGTAACGTTGTTGATGAGGCAAAGAATCCTTTAGATAAGATGTTGCGTCGAGGTACAGACTGGTTCTTTCACCAAATTTATGAAAGCAAAGTCGTCAACAAACTTGAACGATCACCTGTATACCGTCAGTTCTACTATGAGCAGGTAGCAAAGAACGTTGACAGTCTTACTCCTGCTGAAGCAAAAAAGTTGGTTCAAGACGTAATTGATAATGCTGCTGCGATTGAAATGAAACCAGCGAATTATGTTGGCAGTAAAGCGAACTGGAAGCAGATACAAGAACTAGCTAAACAGGCGAACGGTACTGGAACGATCAAAGACCTTGACGATTATGCAGGTTTAAGCGCACTTAACTCAACTAAGGAAGCGTTGTTTAACGCAACCGAACGCAACAACCTTGAAGATATTATGCGTATCGTCATCCCATTCGGTGCTGCATGGCGTGAAGTTGTTGGCACATACGCCAAATTCTTGGTTGAGGACCCTACCCGTATTCGTCGCGCACAACTCTTGTTTAAGGGTGCAACAGACTTTGATCCAGATGGGAACGGTCGAGGATTTTTCTATAAAGACCCAACCACAAAACAGTATTCATTTAACTTCCCTCTATCCGGTGAACTAGCGAAACTTGCTACTGGCATTAACGCACCGTTGCAGGGAACTGTGAAACGTGTATCTGTTGGTTTGGACTGGCATCCAGCATTAGGCCCTGTAGGGCAGATTGCTGCCGACCAGATTATTCCTGACACACCAAAGTTTGATGGAATTGTCAGCATCCTCCTCCCTTATGGTCGTGGGACGACAGCATCGTTGCTTCCTTCATGGGCGAAAAAACTTCAGTCTGCTATTGAAGCTGACCCATCAAAACTGGAAGGCATTTACGGCAACACCTACATTGACACTATGCGGGCGTTGGCTGCTTCAGGTGACTACAACCTGGACACACCCGAAGGTCAACAAGAACTGATGTCTGACGCTAAGGGCAAGGCACGTATTTTGACTGCGATGCGAGCCATCGGGCAGTTCATCGGACCTACCGCACCTGGCACAGAGTTTGAAATACCTGTCAAAGATGGTGACATCATGGCATCGCAACTCATCCAAGAGTTCTACAAGTTGCAGGCAGATAACTATGACACCGCTGTTGGTGAGTTCTTGCGTATCTATGGTGAGGATGCGTTGCTGTATCTGTCGTCTAAGTCAAAGGCAACTGTTGAAGGTTTGGAAGCAACCAAAGAGTTCGGTGATTGGGAGCGAACCAATGGTGAGGTTATTAAGGCATATCCTGATGTGGCAGCGTTCTTTGCCCCTGGTGGATCAGACTTTGATTTTCAAGTGTGGCAACGCCAGATCAAGGGTGGGAAGCGTGTCCGGTTGACTGACAAGCAGGTTATTGAGCAAGCCCAATACCGTTTGGCTTCATCGCAATATAAGGCTTATCGCGCACAAGTTGGGGCTTACCCTAACGAGGAGCAACGCGCATGGCTTAAAGGTATCCGTGTTGAGTTGAACAAGAAGTACCCAGGTTTTCCTGTTGTCCCTGTGTTCACGGTAGGTGAGTTTGAAAAGAAAGTTGTCCAGATGAAAGACGCTATTGCTGATCCACGTTTGAAGGATAACGATGTGGCTAAAGCGGTTAATACTTATTTCAGTTATCGGGATCAGGTTCTTTCACAATGGATTGCTGCTGGTGGATCGGCTCAGGGTTTGGCTACATCTAAGAGTGCTGAACCGTTGCGAGGGTACTTGACTAGCATTGGTGATGCGCTTGCCGTACAAGTTCCAGATTTCGGGCGTGTTTGGGAACGTGAATTACTATCTGAGGTAGACCAATGAGCATGACACCAACTCCAACACAACCAGTTAACCCTGATCCACTTGGCGTGGGTCCTGCTCCAGTTGTCGTTGCTGGTGGTAGTAGCAAGCAACCGATTCCACGTGAAGTGACAGGTGTTGCTCCTGCTGTAAAATCACAGGTTCCGTTAACACAGAGAACCACCACAGGAAAATACCTATATTCGGGAACGTATCTCGCTAACGCACAGGGACAGGTTTATCGTGCGGCATATAACCCGTCATCTGATCCTGTTACTGAACTAGCAAAACTTAATTCAACTGAACGGTTGGGGTTATTGACCGAGTTGTATCAGCGTGGTTTCTATGACGGAAAAGGCAAACCATCAGATAACGGAGATTCTCCTCTTGACACTAAAGCGATGCAAGAGTTCCTTCTGACAGCCAACACATACGGATACGACTGGCAAACCTCTTTGAACTTTGTGCGTCAAGAGTTCCCTGTTAGGGGTGGTGGCGGTGGTTCGCGTCGCAAGGCAACATCATCGGTTGATTTGGGTCGAGCATTACAGGATGAGGCTTTCTCTATGTTGGGGCGCAAGCTCAGCAAAGAAGAACTACAACAAGCAATCAGTTCTGTGCAATCTAAAGAAGTTTCTACAGATACTTCTACGAGTACTCTTGTTCAGATGGCCCCACAGCAAGCTGACCCTACCCAGGCTCAGGCTTACGGGTTTACTCGCGCCGCAGATATCGTTTCTCAGATGCTAAGGAATGGTGGATAATGTCAACACGTCCTTCTGACTTAAATATTGGTGGCGGTGAATCTAGTGTTGATCTAGTTTTTTCTGGCAACCAAATTCCTGCACCACCAACTGAACAAACCGCGTCTGAAATTGAAGCAGACATCAAAGAAGTCAAAGAGTTGTTCAAGGACCTTGAAAAAGGTTTTGGCAAAACGACATTGGTTTCGTTCCCTACGCTTACCGCATTTGAGTCTGCTAAAGCGCAGGCTTACACGATGCTTAACGAAACTTTGCCTGCCGAGTTGAAGAAGCGGAAAGCGTGGGAAAGCAAATATCGTGTCAAGGTTGCAGGACTTTTTGGCACTGGTGTTAACGAACGCACAATTCTTTCAGCTGACGAGGTGTACCAATATCAGCAAAAATACAAGGAAGCAACAAATTCTAAAGACCCTGAACTTAAAGCGTATGACTCTGCGGTAAAAGCAGTAAATGATCTGCGTAACAAGATCAATACCCCAGGAACCAAAGAGTCAAAACTTTCGCCAATGGATCAGCAGTTGTTGATTGCAGCAAAATTGAAGGAAGTGCAAACCTTTATTACGCCACGGGTGCAGGAACTTCGTTCGGAGAACATCCCTATTCGGGTTGATAGGTATGGGCGAACGGTTGATTCAACAAGTTTTGCTTTGGTTAATCAAATTGATTCACAGATCAATCGTGCTGTAAATGAGGGTGTCCGTATTGCTGAACGTGTTTACGGCACTCGGAAACCGACAGCAACCCTGTATGGTCAACCAGCAGAATTAACAACTATTCGTAACGAAGAACAAACACGCCAGTTGTCAGAGTTCTTGGATCGTGCGAACACCTTGCGTACTCAAACACCTTCGCAAGCCGCCGCACAGCCGATCACCTACACGCAACAACCAACTGCTGCTACTGGTGGCCAGCCTGCTTCTGCAACTATCACACCTACCGGTGCTTCTAAGCGGGCTATTGACGCTCAGGCTCAACGTTATTCGGCTATGGCTGGACAAACGCCACCACCGGCTACGGGTGCAACGGGTCCTACTGGTGCTACAGGACCAGCAGGCGTTGGTGGTGCTACTGGCGCAACAGGTGTAGGTCGTGTTGGTGCTGGTGGAACTATCGGTGGTGGTACAGCCGACACAGCCAAATTCAAAGTTGGTGACTGGCAAGCAGTATTGCAGGATCAGTTCCCTGGCTACTCAAAAGATTGGTTGGCAGCAAACTCTGCTCAACATTTTGGGCAGGACATGATTAACCTGATGGTCGAGGCTGCGAAGCCAAACGGTAGGTTCATGGGTTTAACCACCAACGCTTCGGTTGCTGCGTTTCAGAAAGCAATCAAACAAACCGTTTACTGGCAGACCACTGAAAGTTCGGCAAAGAACTTTGACCAAGCAATCGGTCCTGACCGTGACCGGATCATCAACAACAAGAAACTAGAGATCGCTAACTCGTATGGTGATGTGTCGTTTGACGATGCAACTCTCACACAGCTCGCTACTAATGCGGCACGTTTAGGTTTGACTGGACTTGGTTTGCAACAGGCTGTTTATGCTGGTGCGCTGAAGCCTGGTGCTGGTGGCTCACAGACTGCTTTGGCTGGTAGAGTGTTGCAGGGTGCTGACGCTGATCGTATTCGCAGTATCGGTCGTGGCTGGAACACAAAGATTACTGATGGTCAAATCCAATCAATCTTGACTGGTAAGGCTGATCCTGCTACTGGACTTGTGTTGACCGAGGACGGGTTGCGTGAACAGTTGCAAGCGAAGTGGAAGGGTGCTATGCCCCATTTGCGCGATCAGTTTGATGCTGGTTTGAACTTGGATCAGATTGGTTCTTCGTACAGGTCTTATGCTGCACAGCTGTTGGAAAAGCCTGAGGATCAGATCAATATGTTTGAGGGACCTTATTTGCAGGCGTTTGATAATGGTGAGGGTGGTCAGTTGTCGCTGTCTCAGTGGATTGAGAAGGTTAAGACTGATGACCGTTTTGGTTGGCAGTTTACGAAGCAGGCTAATCAGCAGGCTACGGATATTGCTTTGACTTTGGCTAGAGCATTTGGAAAGGTTGGCTGATATGCCACAAATTAACGAAGAACGTTTAGCACAGGCTTTAGTTAGTCAGGGTGTTTCTTTGGCTGATGCACAGGTTATTGCTGCTGAGGCTGCTACTGCCTCTGCTGCTGTCATTACTCCTGCCCCCGCATCTGCACCTGCTGTTGCTGCTTCTGTTGCACCGCTAACAAAGGCTGAACGCAAAGAAGTATTCGTTGAGCAACGTGCAGCAGAACTAACGGCTGCTGGTAAACCAGTCAATACTGTTGCTTTAGAAAAAAAGTTTGATGAACTTGCTAAAACAACAGAAGGTCGAGCACAAATCACCACTGTTGTGCAACGTGCTGAACCAGCAGTTTTGCAGGCGATTGGACCAGCCGAAGTTCCTGCTGCACTTCTTCCTGCTGGACTCGGCGCACCCGCCGCACCTACCACAGCCGCACGAACTATTACAACTCCGCAGAATGTTCGACCTGAAGAACTCGCAAGAGGTTTATTCACCGAAGAAACCTCTACTCCTGGTTTCACTTCTGTTGGTCCAACCCCTCAACCCGTAACGCCGCAAGAAGCACCTGCGCCTGTTTCCGTTGAGCAACCACCAGCACAACAGGGCGCATCTACAACACCACCCAATGTTCGACCTGAAGAACTTGCAAGAGGTTTATTTCCTGGTTATGTTGGTGAGGCAGAAAACATTAGCCCTATCGGGGCTGGTGGTGGTCCTGCTGGTGGTGGTCCTGCTGGTGGTGGTCCTGCTGGTGGTGGTCCAACCACCGGAGGTGCGACTGGTGCGACTGGTGCTGACGGTCAGGATGACGGTGGGGAAACACCAGAGGAAAGGCAAACACGTTTAGCCAACGAACGTGAAGCTGCTCGCGAGGAAGCTGATCGTGTCCGTAGAGGTAGGGACGCTCGTAGCACAATGGCTGCGGTTCTGAACACCTATGGTTTGGGTGAGTTAACTGAATATGTTTACGATCTTATTGCTAGAGAAACCGTTAACATCAACAACCCTGACGCAATCATTTTTGCTATTCGTGAACAGCCTGCATATCAAAGGCGTTTTGCTGGCAACGCTGCTCGACTGAGGGCTGGTTTGTCCGAACTGAGTCCTGCCGAATACATCGGTTTAGAAAACCAGTTCCGTCAAACTTTGCAGTCCAACGGTTTGCCAGCAAACTTCTATGACCAGCCAGATGATTTCAAATCGTTCATTGAGGGGGACGTTTCAAACTCTGAACTGAACGAACGTGTCCAGCAGGGTTATCGTGCTGTCGCTGACGCTGATCCAGCCGTTAAGGAACAGATGAGGAACCTGTACGGGGTTTCCGAAGGGCAGTTAGCGGCATACTTCCTTGACCCACAACGCACAGCCCCACTACTCACCCGACAGGCGCAAGCTGCCAATATCGCTGCCCGTGGCTTAGAGCAGGGTGGGATGCAGTTGACTGGTCAGTTCGCTGAGGACCTGGCTCGACGTGGTATTACTGAACAGCAGGCTCGCGCAGGCTTCGCTGAAGTCGGCGGGTTAGGCGAACTAAAACAGACTTTCGCGGGTGAAACAGCACTATCGGATGAACAGTTGGCTGGTGCTGCGTTCGGGATTGATGTCGCCGCGCAACAAGAGTTGGAGCGTAAACGTCGTATGCGTACAGCCGAGTTCGCTGGTGGTGGGTCATTTGCTCGGACAACAGGTGAAACATCAGGCTCCATTTCCACTTCGGTAGGTAAAGCGCAATAGCATACTTGACACTGTCAAGTGAAGTGTGTGTATACTAGGACTGTTCGGTAACGGACACCATTGGAAAGCCCCCGATTTCAATGTGCAAAAGGGGTGAGACTTGCAGCCATTCGGGAACCTCCAGCCGAATGTGGGCAGAAGGAGTGGGTCATGTCAGATGCAAACTACGAGTTTGAGGATGATGCAGTTCAAGACCAGCAGCAATCGAAGGACCCCGTGCGAGCGCACTTGCGGAAACTTGAAGCCGAAAATAAGGCTTTACGTGAGCAGGCAGCGGAAGCAGAGTCGGCCCGACGAGAACTTAACTTCGTGAAAGCGGGCGTCGACCCGAACGATCCGAAGTACAAGTATTTCGTTAAAGGCTACGACGGTGATTTAACACTGGAGGCGATTCGACAAGCGGCAGAAGAAGCAAGTCTCATACCTAGTCAGAACAAGGAAGTGGTTGCTGAACAGCAGTCATGGAATCGGGTGGCACAGGCAGCGCGAGCTGGGCAGACAAGCGAACCTCCTGTCGATTACGCTGAACGTATTGCTAATGCAAAATCCACGGACGAAGTGATGCAGTTGCTGGCCCAGGCGCGAGCCGAAGCAGAAAAATACTAATCACTCCCCATAGGATTCACATTCTTTGGGGCTACCCCTAAAGGAAAACATCATGGCCTTAACACAGGCATCATCGTTGTCAACCGATCAGGCAGCATACGACCGTTTAGCATATTTTGCTTTGCGTTCAGAACTCTTGTTCGATCAGGCAGCAGACGTACAACCAACCAACCAGTCAATGCCTGGTTCTTCGGTGATCTTCACGATCTTCGCAGACCTTGCAGAAGCAACCAGCACACTTGCTGAAACAACTGACATCACCCCTGTGGCTATGTCGGACAGCCAAGTGACTGTAACGCTTGCTGAGTATGGCAACACAATCAACACCACCGCAAAACTCCGTGGAACTTCGTTCTTGGACGTTGATGCAGCAGCAGCGAACCTTATCGGTTACAACGCTGGTGACTCAATCGACAAGGTTGTTCGCGACGTTCTTGCTGGCGGAACCAACGTTGCCTACGGTGGCGGTGGATCAACTGACCCAACAGGCCGTACTTCGGTTGCTGCTGAGGACATCATTGAAGCCAACGACATCCGTAAGCAGACTGCTGCTTTGCGTGCTGCAAACGTTGCAACCTTCAATGGTTACTACATGGGTTACATCCATCCTGACGTGTCATACGACCTTCGTCGTGAAACCGGCAACGCATCATGGAACGCACCTCATGTGAACGTGGACACCATGAACATCTACAACGGTGAGATCGGAACCTTTGAATCAGTACGATTCATTGAAACCCCTCGCGCCAAGGTGTTCGCTGACGCATCAAACGGAACCGCCTCGACTGGAACGATTGACGTGTATTGCACACACATCATGGGTCGTCAGGCGTTGGCTAAGGCTTACAGCCAGGTTGACGGTAACGGCATGGTTCCGAAGGTTGTTCGTGGACCTGTTGTTGACTCGCTCATGCGTTTCAATCCAATTGGTTGGTACTGGCTCGGTGGCTATGGCCGCTTCCGCGAAGCATCGTTGCGTCGTGTTGAGTCGTCATCCAGCATTGGTACAAACGCTTAACTAAGCGGTTAGTACCTCACATTTGTGGGGTGGTTGGGTCCCCTCGCCTGACCACCCCACTTTTGTATTTGGTATAGTCTTTTTGACGAAAGGTTTGTATGTCAATTTCTAATTATGCCGAACTAAAGATTTTGGAACACACCACAGGTAAGACTGCGTGGACGATTCCTTCAAACGTTTATGTGAAGTTGCATACTGGTGATGCTGGTGAGGATGGCACATCCAATGCGGCGACTGAGGCTACTCGTAAGGTGGCTGCTTGGGCTACTGCTTCGTCTGGTGCTATTGCGACTTCTGCGACTTTGGAGTGGACGAACGTTTCTACTACCGAGACTTATAGCCATTGGTCGTTGTGGGATGCGTCTACTGCGGGTAACTGTTTGTGGACTGGTGCGCTTTCTTCATCGGCTGCGGTGACTGCTGGTGACACGTTCCAAATCACTTCTCTCACTTTGTCGCTCGACTAGGAAGGTAGCCCCTAGTGGCAACGAACTTTCCTTCTTCGCTTGATGCGTTGACTAATCCGACTGGTTCGGACACTCTTGCTTCACCGGATCATGCTGGTCAGCACGCGGATTCTAATGATGCGATTGAGGCGTTGCAGGCGAAGGTTGGTGTTGATTCTTCTGCTGTGGTTACGAGCCTTGATTACAAGGTTGCACAGAAGATTGATAAGACTTTGGTTGATGCTAAGGGTGATTTGATTGTTGCTTCGGCTGCTGACACGGTTGGGCGTTTGCCTGTTGGTGGCACGAATGGTCATGTGTTGACGGTTGATTCGGCTGAGACTTTGGGTGTGAAGTGGGCTGCGGGTGCGACAGGCCCACAGGGAGCAACTGGCGCAACGGGTGCTACAGGTGCAACTGGTGCCACAGGCGCAACGGGTGCTACGGGTGCTTCGGGAACGACTAGACAGACCTCAGATTTTACTCCAGTAACTATCAGCAACACCACAGCCGAGTCGGACCTGTTTAGTTATTCTTTGAGCGGTGTGGCGGCAAACCAGTTGTATCGCGTTACAGCGTTTGGAACTTTGTTGAATAATGTGGGTTCCTCACAGAATATTCATTTCAGGGGCAAGATTGGTGCGACAACTGTTTTTAGTATGCCTGCAACACAAATTAGTTATGGCACAAATGCCAACTCTTACAAGTGGCGTTACTCATGGGACATATTTTTTGCGAGCACCACATCGCAAGAGAACTCAGCGTTCTTTTTGGGAAGTCAAGCAGTCTCGCAATCTATGGGAAGAATTACTGCGAACACCACCTATGTCGGTTATTCGGCATCTACAGAAGATTTTGCTACTGCAAAAAATGTTGTTATTTCGGTAGAAATGGGTTCAGCATCAGCATCGCTAACAACAACCATTGAAGGCTATTTTATTGAGAAGGTATCCTGATGATTCGCGTTTTGCTTGTAACACCTTTGGCTGATGAAGCAATACCGCCAGAAACAAACTCGGTCAATTGGGTTGAGGTTGACGAACAAAACCACATGGCTTTGTATTACACAAAATTCCCTATCCCTGCATCCATAGACCCAGCCAACATTTTTGAAATCTACGACAGCGAACCACTAGTCGAAGAAACAGAAATCTAGGGGCGTAGCCGATGGCTACCTACAACCAATCTGACATCCTGTACTCGTCCGCGACGACGACATACAACCAAGTTTCCGCAACAATATCCAGAACCGCAACAGGTTCAGGTGTAGGCACCCAAACCGCAACAGGTGTCCACATCAAAGTCCGTACCGCAACAGGTTCAGGAACGGGCACACAGACCGCAACAGGTGTTCGTGTACGGGTTCGTGCCGCCACAGGCTCAGGCACAGGCACCCAAACAGCATCAGGGCAGATTACGCCCGTTAGAACGGCTCAGGGAAGCGGATCAGGGGCTTCAAGCGTCACATTCATCCGCACCCCCATCCGTACCGCCACAGGCTCAGGTGTCGGCGTGGGAACAGCAGTTGATCTTGTTATCAACATCCGTACCGCCACAGGATCAGGTGCAGGAACATCAGCCACGTTAAGTGGCCTCCTCATCACCGATACCGCTACAGGGTCAGGCGTAGGAACACAAACAGCTGATTGGGTGAAATCCCGTATCTTCCGTGTGCCATACACCTACAACTATCCTGGTGGATACTTCGGTGGTGGCGATGCAGCGAACCGTTTAGGCCGTTACAACCGTTCAGGTGTTCGAGCAAGAAACCTGTACGAGTTAACGAACGGTGAATATACGATTGTGGATCAACGTGATCTTGGTCAGGTAGCAAAACTTTGGTACGGTGGTAGGGACTACTTCCTGAACGATGCAGAAGTGGCAGAGTTAACCGCAGCAGGATTCGGAGACAGTATTACCTGATGGCTATTTTTCGTCCACCCACCGACAACTTTGTGCGCCCCACTCTCGCAGAAAACTTCACTAAAGGTTTAGTGCTATCCAAAGAGCAACGCCTCGCCAACCGTTTAGCAGCCCACTATGCTCCAGGTGCTAGAGGCAGAAACGTATTTCTGTTAACAAACGGCAACTACACAGAGAACGAACCATCAGACATGGATACCGTTGCGAAAGTATATTACGGTGGGCATGACATTGAGGTTGACGCTACTGAGGTAGCATCGCTTACCGCAGCAGGATACGGGGAGTACATAAGTGGTTAAACATCAAGAAACGCATCCAGGTTTAGATGTTGAGGGATGCTTCGGTTGCAAGATTTCTCATGTTGGTATCGGGGCAGACGCTATGCCTTCACGT